TCACATTCCTATCACCATGCCGTGGGGCATGGATGGGGCAAAGTCCGATAATTTCTGGTTCAACATGGCAATCTGATCGCTGCTGCTGTCGGCCATCCAGGCACCGTAGACATTGAAAACCATCTGGGCGCTGGCGTGTCCCATCTGGCTGGCAATGAAACTCGGGTTGGCCCCGGCAGACAGCGACCAGCAGGCATAGGTATGTCTCGACTGATACGCCTTGCGGTGTCTTAAACCTGACCGTTTAAGCGCCGCATCCCATGAATCACCAACTGAATCGGCTTTGTACAGGTAACCGACGCTGCCACTTTTTTTAACCAACTGAGGATTGAACACAAATGTACAGTCGTGAATAACCGTTCGGCCATATTCCCGCAGTTGTACCTCAACCTGATACTGTTTGCCTAACCTGGTCATTTCCGCCTGGTTCCTCAAAGCGTCAATGGCTGGCTTGATCAGGTGTACGACCCTGTCGGTACCGGCTTCGGTTTTTGGTAGAGTGAAATCCCCGAGTTTCGTATAATTCCGGCGTATGGTCATCGTTCCAGCTTTCAGATCTATGTCTTCCCATGCAAGGGAGACCAGCTCACCGTGGCGTAATCCTGTGTATACCGCAATTGACCACAGGTTTTTCGTTTGCTGATGCTTGCAGGCATCTATGAAGCGAACGAACTCATCACGCGTGAGCGGATCTGGTTCTATCCTGGCCCTCTTTAGCGGTTTGATGCCGTTAAACGGGTTTTCACTCACATAGCCATTATCAACAGCAAACTGAAACATCCCCGCTATCGTGGTCATGTAGTAGTTTACCGTCACCACACTCAGTCCTTTCTCCCCCGACAGCATATCCTTCCTGATATACAGCAGTTCTTCCCTTGTCACACACGAAACCAGCTTTTTCGCACCAATCCTCGGCAGCATGCTTCTGACCACCGATTCATAACGGTTTATGGCATTAGCGCAGATCTCCAGCCGTTTCAGCTCCAGCCATTTTTCAGACAGAAATTTCACGGTGATATCTTTCTTACAGATGCCGAAAGTTTTCAGGTTTGGTGAGTTGGGGAATTGAGCCGAATAGTCAAAGGTCCCCATGCGGATAGCGAAACAAACTGACGTTCGCAGTTCCCCGGCCACCTTCCTGTTTTTAGCGGTGTCAGGGACACCGAGATTTTCCCTGACACGCTTACCTTTAAAAATGAACCATATGCGGAGTGATTTTCCGTGGTTCTCAACGCCCGTTGGGTATGATTCTTTACTCATTGTTCCCTCCCGACGCCCAGGAGCGGTGTAAGCTTACCTGTTTCATACCGCACGATCACCCAATGGTTGCTTTTGGGCCTGAATCCATGCGTCCACCGCTTTGCGGTTGTACATGCATTCGCTGGTTGGCTTTGGGTCACCTTCAGGGGAAACGTGCTTATACTCGCGCCCAAGCAGCCAGGATGATTTACGGGCCCGTGTAATGGTGCCGCGCTTCATCCCAGTGACCGCCATCAGCAAGTCCTCTGAAACCCATTCGTTTGGCTCGATCTGGATTATTGTCTGCATGCATCACCTCAGGTGCTTACCACGTTCTTCAAACTCTTCCTGACAATCAGCGCAGCGCTGACAGCCCGCCACCAGTTCCCGGCGCCGATCGGGTATCTCTTCCCCGCAGTCGCAGCAGTGAGTGGCCGAAACTGCCGCATGGTTGATGCGCATGTTCTGGATGGTCATTTCCAGCCGGCGCTCTGCCAGCTCGTTGGCCTGATCGATGATTTCTGCGCTCATGCTGCACCGCCTGTTTTTAAGGGCTCAATGAAACTTTTGGTCTTGATGTCTTGAAGGATCACCTCAACACACGTGGACACGCAGTCATTGCAAATCGCCACCTCATTGGAATTAGAGGTAAACAGCTTGGCCACTTTGTCCTGATGTCTTCCGCAGAAGTCACAAACATATTCCCCGGTCTCTTGGTTTTTCATGCAGTACCGCCTTCAACGCGCTTGAACTCGATAACCCAAACCCACGGATTCGAATTCCAGGATTCGTCGCCGTAGATTGACGCCCACAGGCGCGCGAACACATCAGCTACACAGTCGCCACTCTTCATGTCGGCGGTACTGCACCCTTCGCGTATCGCATCGCCGTCACTGATGCTCTTCAGTCGTTCAACCCGCACGTCAGTGATTTCCAGCAGAATGCGGCTGGCCCAGCGCGGCATGTGGATAGATGGGCGCCAAGGGAATTCGCGGTCCTCTCGGCTTTCATTACCCCATGCCTCTTGATAGACCGGATGCCAGTAGTTCCCGCGATGCCTCGGAATGCTTCGTGCACATCGGCGTTCGTCGACGTGCCCGTTTTCATCGCAATAGTCATGAATGGCCTGCCATGTTTCCCGCACCCAGATTCTGTCCCCGACGGCGCCAAACGGGCATGGGTGCCAGAAATCGCAAGCATGCTCTGCATCTTCGCTCCACGGCCATTTGCTACCGTCTTCGCGCTCACCAATTTCAGTGAACCGAGTCTGTTTCCATTGAATGGGACGCCGGGTCTGCGTCTTCCGGCCGTCAAGGATGGCCCGCACCATCTCCCCGTTAAAAATCATTCCGCGTTCTTTCATGATTCCACTCCATACCGCCCATTCATGCGGCCAATAACACTGACAAATTTCACCAGGCTGACACCCATCGGCCGGACCTTCTCGTAGTGCTTGCGAAGGATGGGGGGGCATACAGCGTTCCACTTCGGTTTAGGCTTTACGCTCATCGCTTTGGTTATCTCTTCTGCGCAGCGACGAGCCTGGGCGCGGAGAGCATTTTCTTTTTCTTCTGGCGTCATGCTGCCTCCCGCTTCTTATTGAGGTGGGGTGCATTCGAAAGGAAAACGGCCCTTGCAAAGCCCAGGGGAGTAGCACTGCGAATGTTGGCGCGCTCGTCGCTGGGTGGGCATTCGTGAATGCGGTTGTCCGGATACCAGTCAGTCACCAATCCCGAAAAGGACGTTCCGGATATGGCCTCGTTCGCCTTTTTCTTCGGCACCATGCGGCCGCAGGCCAGCTTCACGGCGTCGATAGCCGCTTCAACCATCGGGTGCATATTCTCTGCCGGTGCCTTGAAGCCGTTCCCCGTCCAGAGGCATGTCTGCTTCGTGTAGTTGTCATCCGCGCACAGCCCAGTGAACTGGTACGGATGGAACGTGTAATCAGCAGAGCCGAAGATGCTACTGAACACGCTCACCGGGTTTTCGAATGCCCACGGGCAGCCGGCCGCCATGCCAACCATCCGGCATTGCTCAGCGACCAGCGCGGCCTTTCCCTGGAAATGCGGGTCTTTGGCGCGCTTGGACTCGAACCAGCGGGACCCGGAAACAGCCACGTCCGTGCATGGTGGGAAGCCGATGACGATGACGACGTTCTCAGAGCGGATGATCTGAGATAGCCGCGGCATCGCCTCAAGGATGGTCGCCGATATGCGCTCAACAGGACCGTCGATCGAAGTCTCAGGGTGCTGCGGGTCCACCAGGACGGCGCGATAACCTGCTTCGATCCATGGCTCAGCCATGACGCCAGTGATATCGCACAGGCAGATAATGGTTCCTTTGCTCATGCTGCCTCCAGAGTGCCAATCCGCTTTAACTCAGCCAGCGATACTGACGTGATGATGTGTCGCGGACTAATGAACGGTCGCCAGATAAACAGCAGCGAGCCTTTTGGGTTGCTCTGGCGCTTGCCTGTAACGGATGCCGGAACAAACTGGACGCGGCCGCCGGTTATGAGCCGCAGTTCATCAGCTGACTGCATAGCCGAGATAAACCAGCCGGTAGAGATGTCAGCCGGCAACAGCATCACTACAGACTGAGACTGCGATCTGGATTGCTCGGCAGCCTTTTCCACCCACAGCCCGATATCGGAATAGGGCGGGTTACACCAGATCGCGCCGTATGACGTCCAGTCGCTGTTCAGCGAGTCATCCAGCTCAGTGAGGTAATGAGCGCAAAGCGCATTACTCTCAGAGGCTGCAGCGTCCAGCCAGAAGCCAAATTCGCGATCGAGAGCATTGAAAATTTCAATCGGTGTTTGCCAGTAGTCGCGTTCATTTTTTGGTGTTTTCGATCCGCCGAAATCAGTCATTGCGCACCTCTTTTCGCGTCCAGCGCTTCAGCCAGTCTCTGAGCCTTTAGCGGGTTTCTCACCACCTCACCCGACGGCATTAACCAACCGCGGTGGAGGACGGAGTAGATGCACTTCACTTTTCCTACGGTTATGGCGTCGCGGTAATGTTTCATTCGAGCTCCAGTATCATTCGCTTAGTCTCTGCCACAAGGGAGAGGAACTCATTCCTTCTCGCGCGAAGGCGGGCTATTTCTGATTGGCACTCAGCGGCTGTCAGGCGGTAAACAATGAGCTGCTTCCCGTCAGGGAAATCAGAGCAGTAGCTGATGAAGTCAACCCAATCCCGGCCAGAGCAATCAAGGTGGCCGATTAGTTGCCATCTGTAAGCCGGATCGAAGGAGCCTCGGATGAGGGTGGCGTAGTGAGTGGCGGCAATGACCGACTTAATCTCAATCACTCCGTCCTTGCCTACGAGTCCGTCTGGACTATCCCCATATGTTTCGTGATCAAAGAAACCGCCGTTATCCACGTCGACAAAGTTCATTTCTTCGTACAGCATGCGGGCAATTGGCTCCTGTTCGTGCCCGCGCTCCATATGCTCGTTTGAGAAGCCAAACTCAGACTTGCACCCTTTAATCTGCTCAAGAGCTAACTGAAGCGCATAACGCTTGGCTGGCTCACCAAACGCCTTTCCATCGTTAGCCATAATCAGGCCGAAGTTTGAAGCGGTAGCCTTCCCAAGGCGAAGAGCATCCCACTCTTCCCCGTTTTGCTCGACGTCATGCCAGATCATGCTGAGCACTCCTGTTCCAGTTGGCGGCGATGCTCTGGAGAAATGTCCATCCTCGCCAGCACTGCATCCAGGTTGCCATCGCGCTTGAAGGCGGCCTTAGCGTTATTCCATGCCTGCGTTTTTTCCGGCGAAAGCACAGGTTTAGTAACTCGCGCCGGGCTTAAGCGGAGACCTTCAACCGATTCCTTTCCGAACCGGACATTTTTATCGACGTAAACAGTGACCTTCACGCCGACCCAATCCTCAAGGAATGGAGATCCGGTAATGCTTTTCAGCATCTTGCT